GCCCTGAATGCTGCAAGTGACACTGGAGAGGCTATCGACGTGCTACTAGCCGCACCCACAGCGAAATGTTTGGCCAACGCATCCATTTCAGCGGGAGCCCTAGTGGGCATCGCTACAGATGCAGCTGGTCGAATTGTGGAACGTGGACAGGCGGCCACTACAACCGCCCATGTCCCCATCGTGGGAATCGCTTTGCAGTCTGTCGGAACCACCGATGCGGTGGTCGAGGTACTGCTACAGCCTTTCTCCGCGAACCTACAGTCAGCGTAACGGAGGTGTGTTAAATGCCAGTTCAAGGACCAATACATGTTGACCGGCCCCTGACGAACATCTCCATAGCGTACAAGTCGGAAGGCTTGATCGCTGACATGGTGTTCCCAGCGGTACCGGTTGCTAAGGAATCGGACCAGTACTATGTTTTTGACAAGGCCCATGCGTTGCGTACACCGCAAACGCTACGGGCTAATGGAGCAGAAGCTAATGAGGACCAGCTAGTGCTTTCCACGGCGGCTTATACTTTGGAGGAGCACGCGCTCAAGGATATCATCACGAATCGTGACCGAGAAAAGCAGGATCCTGGAGTAAATCTGGAAGTTTCCACCGTTGAGGATCTTACGGATAAAATCCTTCGTCAGAAGGAAGTGGATGCTGCTACGCTTATGTTCACTAACGGCAACTGGGCTAACGAGACTAGCCTGGGAGCCGCAGCCGCCTTCAGCGTGAACACGACCGCAACCAACCCGCTGCTCATTTTTGACAGCGCAGCTACAACCGTGCTGACGAGCTCTGGGAGGAAAGCCAATACAGGCATACTGGATTACAGGACATTCCAGGCCTGTAAGAACCACGTGAGTGTGGTGGACAGGATCAAGTACACGAGTGCGGACTCGGTGACACCCCTAATCCTGAAGAACCTCATGGAGGTTGACACGCTGCTCATCGCGGAGGGTGCCCAGACCACTGCAGCTGAGGGTCTAGCGGCCACGATGGCCCTCATCTGGACGGACAGCGCTTGGCTAGGATACATCGAGCGCAGCCCTGGGTTGAGGAAACCGTCGGCGGCTTACTGTTATAAGAGGTCAACCATCGGGGTGCAAGTAAAACGGTGGCGCGACGAGCCTCGCAGTGGTGAGTGGTTCCAGGTCGGTCATCTATACGACCAGGTGAACCCGTCAACGGATGCAGGGTACCTCATCGTTGACACAGTTCAGTAATTGTTCTTTGCCAAGTTAGAATAGGTGCTTCATGTGTGGGAGCCTCATCAAAGGGGGCTCCCCTCGGGAAGCATCAAGTACCCTAAAGGAGGGGAAAACATGCCCAGAATAAATCGTGAAGTTAAGAACGGAAATGAGGCGCAATCTGCTCCTAAGGTGGACGCGGTACATCCGAAAGATGTGAGAAGCATGAGATGGGGCCGTGATCCTTTTGAGGGAGTTAAGGTGGAGGATGTCATACCTTTCACCAGCCGCGAGGAGCTCCCAGAAGCAGATGTGAAATTCACTGAGTTCACCAATACCAAGGGCGAGTTGCTTAACAAGCGTGACGTGGCCTGCGGGGCTGGACGAGTTTACATGGAGCAGTCAGCCAAGGGCTGGATACACCTAATTGGGATCTACAAGAATGGAAAGGGGGTAGCCACCAGGAATCTGCGAACCATAAAGCCTTTCAAGAACACTGATGGTATGCCACCTGGAGTGTTGCGCTCTAGCTTGCTAGAGGATAAGAGGGTTTTCAAGCTACTTCAGGACAAGGGCGTTAAAGTCTTTCCAGCCATCTCAGTGGGTACACGAGGATAATCTGGAAGGGAAGGGGGAGAGAAGGTGGGAGTATACGCTACTACAACTTCGATCTCTGAGCTATTGCCACAATATCTTTCTGGAAATACCACGACCAGTGATACGGCTGGTGTTAATATTTTCAGCCGGCACGTAGATCGTGCTGAGGGAATAATCAACTCTTACGTAGCGGCACGGTATAGTCTGCCCTTCACCACGACTGCGGTACCTGTGATCTTAAGGGCGATAGCTGAAGACATAGCCGGTTGGATGAGCATTCGAGGTACGATGCTTCAAAATAGCCCTCTGGGTAGGGAGCGTGAGCAGGCTTTTGACCGGGCTTGGGAGAACTTGAAGGATATCCAGAAGGGAGAGTTAAAGCTGACGCTCACGGATGGATCTGAGATAGCTACCCGAACGGCGAGGTTTCTAACCAGTACAGACTATACTCCCATCATTCACCTTGATGATCCAATAAATTGGTCTATAGATATTGACCAAGCCCGTGACATTGCAGCGGATAGGTAACTATGGCAGCTGAGCTTAAGATTGAGCTTAAAGATCAAGCCATCCTAGACAAGATAAATAAGATGTCCGACAAATCGCGCATCTTGAAGTTCTTTAGAGTTTTGGCTGCTACCATAGGTTTTAAAGAAGTAATCAAGCACTTCAGGGAAAAGCGGGGACCTGATGGGCCGTGGCCAGAGAGGAGCCCAAGTACCCTAAAACGCTATCAAGAAATTCATACTGGTAAGAGGGCTCCTCCACCTGGAACTAGTAAGGGTATGTTTAGTCCAGGTAAACCATTGCTTGTACTTACTGGTCAGTTAAGTCGCCAGTTCTTACCAAGCAATGTTGAAAAAAGTGAAGCTAATGTTACCATTTTCAACCCAGTTGAATATTCCAAGATGCATGATGAGGGTGGGGATCCTACAGGTGCTAGAAGAGCTGGATTCATACCACAACGTAAATTTATGTGGATCTCCCAAAATGGCATGGACCTAATCGCTGATGGTTTATCCAAAAAGATTCTTAGCGAGGAGCCCTGATGCCCTTTGACTACGAAGCGAACGTACTGGCAGTTCGTACTGCTCTTCGGGACACCAATACGACCACTTCAAATCCTGACCTTTCATCTGGATTGACAACAAGGGTTAGGACCATCGTAATTGATGATCCAGAACGGATAGGAGTCAGAATAAACGACCTTCCAGCCGTTTACATCCGAGTTCAGGCAGCTGAGGAGGATGCTTCCAGTTTGGGAGCACCAGGTCCCACTGGTGTGAGAAAGTTCAAAGATGTGACCTACGAACTGGTAGGCATCTACCACCGTGACGGGGCACATACTACCCATGCCACCCATCTAACGGAAGTTTATAGATTAGCCGAAAATTTAGAGGGGACGTTCCAATCTCGGTTTACCCTATCTGGAACAGCGCTCTGGTGTCACCCGGCAAGCACTAACTTTGGAGCCTTCGACTTGGAGAGTGGTGACCGTGTTAAGGGTTTCATCACATTATTGAAAGCTAAATACCTTTTCCGATGAGACGACGAGAAGATCAGGTAGTACTTAGAACGCTTCGTCTTCTTGTGGTGTCGCAGATCGTATCAGTCTTATTACCAGCCACTTCCTTCATGGCACGGGAAATCAGCCTTGGAAAATTTCTGTCTATTTTAGTTCCTATTACCGTTGCTATATACCTTACCATTGAATTAAAAAGGGGGATGAAATGAAACCACTTACGTTCCAGGATGTCAAAAGACAGAGTTTATCAGTCTTTAATCAGTTCGGTAAATCCAAATGGATTCCTTATGCTGAGGAGAACGCCAAGCATCCACTACGACGTGATCCCATGGAATTGAAAGATTGCGGTGTTGGAAAGGTACTAGTTAGTGCTGCCACCGGTTCCAGTTTGGAAGATAAAATAGAAATCTTGAAAAAATACCGTGACCGTTTTGACTTAATAACCTGTGACAAGGGTTTCAAGCCTCTTTTAGACCATGATCTCAAGGCAGACTACGTGATGTTATGTGATTGCAATATCGTATTTCAAAAATGGGCTCCACGTGAAGAAGATACAGTCGGAGTCAAACTGATTGCCACGCCTTATGCCAATGTGGATTGGACTCGAAAGTGGCGTGGACCCATTTACTTTTATCTTAATCGGGATGCAATCGAGTCTGAAAAAGTCTTTACCAAAATCATGGGATCTAATCTTAGAATGATACCAGCCAGCTCGAACGTGGGGAATGCCCAAGTGGTCTTTATGATTGGTATAGATGAATACAATGTTGACCCGTTCGCTGGGTACGAGAGGATATACTTGGTAGGTTACGATTACTCTTGGGGGGTAGATGGAAACTACTATGCTTGGTCAGATCCCAAGCCTAAGCGCTATTACATGGCCAGTCAGAATGTATTGGACCTAACGGGAAATTTGGTGCTTACCAGTGAGAATCTCATCTTCTCAGCGAGGTGGTTGGCACAGTATGTCAACATGTGTAGATTACCAGTGTATAACTGCTCTGGAAGAGGAATTTTGGGGATCAATCAAGTTGACCTGGAAAAAGAATTGGCTAGTATTGACACACGGATGACACCAGTGATTCGGTCAGCAGAGCGTGTCTTTCAAACTTCTAAGGTGGCTGCTGAAACTGCTTTGAAAAATCTTTTCACTTTTAAGGAGGAACTTTTCCATGCCAGTAGGTGATACCGGTAGAGCTTTAGTTCATTCGGCTGTGGCATTTAGGCAGGAGACAACTTACGGAACATACGCTGTAACCACTACGGCATTGCATACGTGTGCGCCAACTTCGTTTAACTTCATGGTGGAACAGGATCACCAAAAGTTGGACGAGCTGGCGTTTGCCAGAGGTTATAGTCGCTTTGTCACATTAGATCGGAAGGTAAGTGGGAGCTTGGAGATGTTCCTGCATCCTGAGGAGTCATTGCACTTCATGATCAATGCTCTGGGAGGTAGAGTTACTTTCAACTCCTTAACCAGTGCCAGTGACTTTAGCATAACGGCTGGAAACTTCACTGCCAGTGACACGATTTTGAGCTTGTCTTTCTGGGCACAGAAGGGGGACCTGACTAGTTTTAGGTATGTCGGTGGCATCATTAACAAGTTAAAAATCAGCGCCGCCATTGGGGAACCGGCCAAGATGACGGCTGAGATCTTGTTCCAGGATGCGAGCATCAGTTCGTCTGACACGCTAACCACTAGCCTTTCCTTCTCCACTATAGCTCCATACACCTATGTGGATGGTACGTTTCGCTATGATGCTACAGAAGCGTCATTGACCTCTACTGTGGCCGAGGACATCCAATCCTTTGAGCTAGAAATCAACAATAATCTATTTGAGAATTTCAGAGAGCTGGGAAGCCGTATCCTTTCCGGTAGAGTTCCAGCTGGACGCCGGGAAGTCACATTTAAGATCTCCCAAAGGTTTGATACTTCAACTACTTACAATAGGTTCATTCAAGCAACGGCCGGGGCAGTACAGCTCAGATTCTCTGGAGCCACAATAAGTGCAGAGTATGATCGTAGAATGGACATCATCCTACCTAACGTGAGGAACGTCAGTGGTGATGGTGAGGTGGGTGGAGCCAACGAGATCTTACAAGCTGATATTGACTACGCGGTTCTAGTTAGTGGAAATGCCTATACCACGACATCAAGGGAGATTGGTGTAACCATGAGGACGGCTAGGACAACTAATATTTAAGAGCGTTCTGGAGGAGGGGATGTTATGTGGTTTTTTAGGAAGGCTCCCACCAAGTCTTGGCTTCAAGACTTAAAAGCCATCACCATCAATGGCCATCGCTTTATAATCAAGAAGGTCAACCCGATGGCTGATTTTACCTCCGATAAAATGCCTCAGATCTTTTCTACTGGGTTCATGTCCATTAAGCAACCTCAACCAGGAGAAAAGCCTCACTTGGAGTATGCTAAGCGAGTACGACAGGATATGATGGCTGTTGTAGAGGCAGGATTGGTGAAACCTGAGCTGGTGACTATTGGTAAAGGCGACCAGAAGGGCAAGGAACAAGGCATTACGATTGAAGATATTGCTAGAGACGAAACTACGTTTACCAAACTCTATTGGGAAATCTGGTTACATTCACTTAATAAGTTCAGGGGGATTAAATCTTTTTTTTTCAACCTCAAGCTACGGTACTTGCTGTGGACCTCCTTGCGCGCCGCTACGGGCGAGAGCCGGCCGATATCGTCTGGCCTGATGGAGGTCTCTCCGTAATGGAGCGGCAGATGTACAACACCTTCGTAGCTACCATCGGTCTTGAAGAGGAAAGGCGTCAGATAAAGAGGATAAAGCGTGGCTAAAGGACAAGCAGAACTGATCATTACTTTAAAGGACCTAGCCTCCAAGGGCATTGAAGGAGTCAAAGGAGCCTTAAGTGAACTGCGTAAGAGCTATTTTGCGGTAGCTGGAGCTGTCGCTGGGCTTACTGCCTTTGCTATAGATGCTTTAGCGGCTTATTCCCAGCAAGAGAAGGCCGTCAATAACTTAAATGTTGCTCTTAAAAACCAAGGTATTTTTACCGATAAAACCTCTAAGGATCTCGTGGAGTATGCTTCTCAACTTCAACGCACCACTACATTCAGTGATGAGGCTGTCCTAGAGACCGAGAGGCTTCTGGTTACGTTTGGTTTAACTGGAAATCAACTTAAAGAAACCACCAAAGCTGCTCTTGATCTTTCCACGGGTCTTGGTATTGACCTGAGAAGTGCCTCTCTCCTTTTAGGAAAGGCTTTCACTGGTCAA